TAAATCTTTTAATCTAGTTAGATTGTCATATTGTTCTTGGTTGCTACCTAATGTACGAGAAGCTCCTAAAGTATAGACTCTTGATAGCCTATCAATAAATCTTTTAGTAATATTCATAGAGGTCGTTGGAATTTCCTGAAAAGCATTTGCTTTAAAATAGTTTTCTAGGTATTGTTCAGTATTATCACCATTATAATAGTCAAGTAGTTTGTAAATAAGCCTTCTTCGATTCCTTGCCATTTCAACTTTTTGACTTTTAATAGAATTATCTATTATTTGTTTAGCAAAACTGTTCATTATCTAGCTCCTATTTTAATTTTATGGTTTTTTATAGGGAAATGAGATACACAAAAATATCTCAGAGCATCACAACCATGATCGCTATGACCATCTTTAATTGGTAGTTCTTTTAAATCTTTAAATTCTTTTTCTTCAGGGTATCTGTAACTTTCTAAATCCTCTACAATCCCTATACAACTTCTATCTATATGCAACCTCCTTGTTCCTTCTTGTGATAATATAAAAGAACGAACATGAGATATTCCCCCTGTTATACTTCTTGATGCTTTATCTCTAAGTGCATGAATCCTCCATCCTGTATATTTATAAAATAAATCTGCTTCTCCCATCCCAATAGCAGATTGTACTTGGTAAGATGCAGGATCTCCATATACTTGATTGATGCTATATTTTCTCTTTTTAATAAGTTCTATAAAATCAGTAGTTTTTAAATTTGTTTGATGTATTATCTCATCTATAATATATAAGTGAAAGATTCCATTAATCCTTTTTACCTGTATCCATAGTGCAGCAGGTTTTCTATAGCCAAAATCTAAAGTTAAAAAAGTAGGCAAGGTATAATCATAATCATAATCACCAACATTTTCATTTCTATCGAAATCTTCATATACTCTACCTGATAATGCAGTAAATGCTGCACCATACTCTTGTTGGTATATTTCTTTAGATAATGTACTCCTGGCTTCAATTAAATCAGGATCATTCTTCCCTTCAGGGAAAGCATATTCATTAATCCATGATGGTGCATTAAAAGAGTGCCAATTCTTTCCACTCTGACCTCTTAAATATAATTCATAAAAGTAACCATAGCCATCAGGTGTAGATATAAATATTATCTTACCTTTTTTATCAGATAGTGTTGGTCTTAAATACATTTCAAATATTTTCTTTAAATTAGGTACTTTACTTGCTTCGTCAATTACAATTAAGTCACAACCTTCTCCAATTAATCCTCCTGGATGTTCTGCTGACTTTCCACATAATATACTTTTCCCACCATCCCAATCAAATTCTAAGTATTGGTCTTTAGCTGAATACTTATTAGGCTTATATCCTTTATGTACAACTAAATCTTGATAAACAAGAGAAAATATTTTTTCAGAAGTAGAATATGAAGGTGCAACTACCCATGAAACTGTATTTGGTTGTGTTAATACAACTTCAATTTCTTTGGATGCTGATACCGATTTACCAAATCTTCTGCCACAACAGGCTATAATAAATCTTGCACCCTCTGGATTGTATTTTGGGTGGTAATCCCCTTGTGGAGGATTATGTAATAACTTTTGACCTGTGTGAGGTTTGTAGTTTATAAAATCGAACCATTTGTCTTTGTAATTTTGTATTTGTTGCATAAAAAATATTTTATTTATACTTTAATTTATATAATTTATACAAAGTTTTATAGTGAAAATTTAACTTATAACTTAATGGGAGTACCAAAAATGGAAAATAATCAGAATGAACAGACAGTAAGTTCTGACGAACAGAAAGTTCAACCAGGACAACAGGAAGTTAGTCAAGGTAAACAGGATAAGGATTGGAAAGCACTCTATCATCAAGAAATCCAATATAATAAAAAACTTCGTAACGAAAATCAAGGTTTTAAAGCTAGTCAAGAGGAGTATGAGAAAAATAAAGCAGTTGCTAGACAGAAAAAGATGGAAGAAGAAGGTGAATATAAAACTCTTATTTCTGAAAAGGATTCTCAAATTGATAAGCTCAATAATACTATTTCTGAACAGCAAAAATACTTTGATGCTCGTAAAGATAAAATATTAGATTCGATGTCTGAAGAAGATCGAGAAAGTTTTAAACACCTTCCTTTATCCGATATTGAAAAAATAAATAAAAGATTTAATCAAACAACCTCATCTCAAACTAAATCTGTTCCAGAAGGAAAAGATGCTAAAGCTAAAGGTGAATTTGGTGGCTATAGCTCTATAGAGGAATATGCTATGAAAGATCCTAAAGGTGCAGATGAGTATTTGGCTAAAAATGTTTCAGGCTATAGATGGGGAAAGTAAACTCTTAAAATAAAGGACTAAAAAATGGCTCAAAGTAATGTAGTAAGTGATGTTGGTGTAAGTGCTGGTGGATTGGGAACAGCAGTAGCATCAGCAATCGTTCAATTTAATAAGGCTTCAGTATTACCTAGATTAATCACAATGGTTGCTGCTCCTTCAGGAACAAGTACAGTAAAATTTCCAATATATACAAAACATGATGTAACTAATGCAAACTATGGTGTTAAAAATAATGCTTCAGGAGATGAAGAAACTATTGCAAACTTAACAAGCATTGAAACTACTGCTGTTAGCTGTGAAGTGTTGAGAAATGCTATTAGAGCAGAAATTACTGATTTAGCAGCACATGGTAATGATGATGCTTTATTAACTAATGCAGGTAGACAGCTTGGTAATGATATTGCTAAAGAGTTTGATATAGATGCTTGTGCTTTATTTGATGGTTTTGCAACATCAAAAGGTACTTCAACTAATGGAATGAAGTTCTTGGATATTATGGATGCACTAGCTTCTTTAGAAGCAAACGATGCTCCAAGACCTTATTCAGCAGTATTACATCCACAGCAAGTATATGGATCTTTTGGTTTATCAAATGAGTTTGGTTCTAGTGCTGTTAATGAAAGTAATGCAGCATTTAATGGAATAGGCACTACAGGTGGAGTTGGTGAGCAGTTCTTGGGTGCAGGTTTTGTTACATCATTGGCAGGTATTAATATATATACATCCACTTCAGTTCCTAATGGTTCTGATGCAACAGAGAAAAAGGGTGGTATATTTGCTAATACAGCGATTGGTTGTGGATTTATTGACTTTGGTGGTGGAAACTTTATTCAAATGGCTTCAGAAAGAGAAGAAGCCTATGCTAAAACTACTTTAGTAGCAAATGGATATTGGGAAATCAAAGAGTTAGTAGACCTACATGGTGTAGAAATGTTTACTGAAATCTCATAATAAATAATAGAAAGGGTGGTGTAAAAACCACCCTTTTAATTGTTATGTCAAATAAAAAAGATATAGGAAATTTAAATAATAAAGAATTTGGTTGTCATCTTGATCCTGACAACAAATTAAGTCTTGTTCAAGATAAAGACAAAGGGCAACAAGCATATTATAAAGGTAAGAAAATTAAATATATGGACTATATGCAAGAGGTGTCAGATAGAATTGAAAGAAATAAAAAAGGAAAAGGTGCTGATAATTTAGGTATCTTTGGTGGTGTGAGTTTTGACAAAAATGGAAATATTATTTAAGGAGAAGGTAATGACAAAAAAGAAAGCTGATAAAAAAGAAGTAAAGAAAGAAGTAACTAAATATAGTATTGAAAAACCTAATGGTAGGGTAATATTTAGAGATACTTTGTCTGATGCTGAAGTTAAAGTCTATGAAGCTAAAGGCTGCAAAGTAAAGGAGGTTTAAATGGCTATTTTTAAACCAATAACAACAGAAGCAGCACTTGGAACATCTACAGGTGCAGCTTCAAATGTAGGTTCTAGTGAGTTTGTTCGACTTCATAATACAGCAGCAACAGGAACTGAATATTTAGTAACATTAGAGGAATCAGGTGGAACTGATATAGGCACTTTTTCTTTAGATGGCTCTGATACTGTTATTATTCAAAAAGAATCAACTGATAAACTATTTGCTGCAAATGCAGCAGTTCTTGCTTGTGGAGTTGTAGTTATTGATATAGCACAACCTACTCAATATACAAAAGCAAAAAGATAAATGCCTAAGTTTGGTAAGTCATCGAGAGCAAGACTAGGTACTTGTCATGACGACTTGCAGACAATTTGTAATGAGGTAGTTAAGGTTTTTGATTGTACTGTTATATGTGGTTATAGAGGTAAGGAAGAACAAGATTTAGCAGTAGCCAAAGGTAATAGTAAAGCAAAGTTCCCAAAAGGGAAACATAATGGTATCTCAGGCTCTCCTCCTTCACTAGCAGTAGATATACTACCGTATCCTATAGATTGGAAAAATACTGATCGTATGACTTACTTTGCAGGTTATATGATGGCTACTGCTGAGATTTTATTTCAAGAAGGAAAGATTGACC